ATCCAAAAGGAGTTATATTATATTTAGGGTTTCCATTATTATCACGATGTTTGATAGGATTAGCCTCAACATCGTCATCACCGACATAAATTCCGTTTAAAAATACTATTTCGCTATCTTCTCTTCTGTTTAAATATATTTCTTCTGCCACTAATTCTTGATGTTCGTCATCGTGAATATCATAAAATAATCCATCATTTTCATTATATATTGATTTAATTCCACCTTGAACAAACTCAAAATTGTTATTTTCTCCGTATTTATTTTTTGCGTCTTCGTATGTTATCCATTTTCTTTTAATAATACATTTCTGTTTTTGGATGTTTCTTTCATAGGCATTGTTAATCAAAATTTGAGAACTTGATAAGACATTCGCTCGAAACCCTGAATACACTTCGTCTAATACTTCTTTTTTAATCACTTTTCCATTTTTAATCTCTTTTATTTTTTGATAAACTTCATTAAAATCAGCTTCGAGATAAGTAACTGGATTGCTTAACATCCCAAAAACTACTTGAATAAAAGATGCTTGGTAGTTAGAAACAGTCGGCTGAATCATCCATTCGATCAAATCTCTCATAACTTCGCTGAAATCTAAATCAACTTCATCTTTATCATTTTGAGCTTGAAATAAAGGAATTAAATAGTTTCCAGTTAATTGAGCGTGCATTGCTATTGCCTTGTTTCTCGCCATTGAACGAGTTCCTCGCCATTTCCAAGCTTCATTCGGGTCTTCTACTGAAGTATCAACAAAAGAATTAAACATCATTTGCCCGATATTTTCATCATCTAAAACAGTTCTATCATTCAATTCAACATACGGCTTTTGTAATATTTCCACTCCTTTGGAATAATCTTTTTTAACCATAGCCGTTAATTCCAAGACATCTTGACTTGGTTGATATGCTGATATATTTTTTTTGTTTATTTCTCCTATCATCTGAATTTATGAGCGAAACCTGCTCTTAATGGTTTATGTTGCTTAAACCCTGTTTGTTTTTCTCTGGCTAAGAAGCCTAACATCCTCATAACCAGACAATCCGCAAAATCAGGCGAACGACCTATTGCTTCTTTTACTTTTTCTTTTGGTAAAACTTCTAATCGCTTACTGTCATCATCTACACTTCTTTCCTTAATTTGTTCCAATTCTTCAATTATATATTCCTCAATATCCTGTTCGCTATCCCAATCAACTTTTTTTGTGTCTATTAACATTCTCCTACTATTAACTTCTTCGGCTAACATATATGAACATTGAGCTTTTAAATTGCGATAATTTGGTCGTTCTTCTTGCTTAATATTTACCCTTTTATCTTCTAAAGCTGAACTATTAGCCACAAACCCCTTAACCCCTTTTAATTTATCGACCACTCCTCCGCCAATTCCGTCTTCATCAATTATTATATGACTTCGTGGTATTTTATCTTCTTTTGACACTTTATCGATTAAATCAGCAGTTGCATCAGTATCTTGTTTTTCTCTCACTATAATTTTATAAACTTTTAATCCTTGCCAACATTTTAATACAGTCTTGTCATCCCCAAATCTTGCCACATCAACCGTCATCCATTTATCATTTTCATCATATTCAATTGTGTTAGTAAATAAATCTACTATTGCGTCATATTCCATTAAAGCGGATGGGTCATCATCATACTCCCAATTTCCATACAATAGCCTTTGCTTTTTGGCTTGATTTTTAATATTAAATAATTTGTTTTTATATCCTTTTTCATTTTTTGGATTATCGTCTATCAAACTCTGTAAAAACTTCTGTCTTTTTGATAGCGTTCCTGCTTTAAATGGTTTATAAAATAATCTATACAACCAGTTTTTACTGGGGTTACAAGTTATAAACAATTTTGCCAATATATTAAACTCATCATTTCTTCTTCTCCCAATACGAGTAGCCAGTGTATCATAAGCTCCAAAATTAACTTCTCCTGCTTCTTCAATCCATCCTGATGTATATTCGGAACTTCCTAAATCTTCATATTCTGGGTCAGACGGTTTAAAATCAACTTCTACTAAATCAATCCAGCTACCATTAGGAAATGTAATGGTTGACTGTTGTTCTTGATACTTGTAATGAATATCTTTTTTTAATCCGTGAAACTTACAAACTTTGAAAAACGACCTTAGCGTTGTTTTCTTTAAATTCTTTAAAGTCTTCCGTGCGACAAAATAACTGGTATCTGGATATCTATTGGCCAGATAAATCAACCATTCCCAACCAATCCAAGTCTTACCACCGCCAGCTCCTCCACCAAATAATAATTCTTCCGTTTCATTATCTAATAAATATTCCCAAGCTATATCCTGTTTTAGTGTTGGTTGAAATCTAAGTATTTTCCCTTTTTGGTTTGACATATTGAAATCCTGCTATTGGTTCACCGCCCGAAGTAATATCTGTTTCCGTTCTATCCTTGTAATCATCTTTAAAAGCATTCTTCAAATAAAATATTGCTCCAGTAGCTGCATTATAATTTAATCTTTGCACCCAAGCCTCTTCAATTCTTTGCTCTGCTTTTTTTATAGCGTCGGAAAAACCTTTTTCTTGATTATGCCTCCACTCATTAAAAGTATCTCTAACAATATCTAACTTTATTCTCATCCCTGCTTTATTAGGTATTTTTTTATCTTTTTCGCAATCAACAAAATAACTGTCAATCAATGTTTGTAATTCTTCAATAGTATATTTGATTGGTCTTCCCATATTTTTAACTCTTATCTAATAAATTATGTTCTTCATAAGATAATCCTCCAAAAGCGTCTTTCCACATTTCAACTTCATTCTCTTTTATTTGTCCTAATTCTACTTTCTTTGATATTACCATTTCTCTTAACCATTTAGCTATTTCAAATTCTCCTTCTCCTGTTAATGGGTCTTCTGCTTCGGCTGTTATAACTTCTACTGTTGCTAAATTAGCCACCACTTGCGTTGAGAACTCTACTGCATAATATACCGCTTCGGCTGGGTCAATAATATCATTGGTTATCTTAACTCCTCCCTCTATACTGTTTTGAATAATATCATAAGGCTCTCTTATTGCTTGTTTGATAATATCATTATTTTCTAAATTATCAGAAATTTCTTTTAAGCATAAACCGCCACCTTTAACATAACCTCCTCTTAATGCCGCCTTACAAGCAAATACTCCATCCTCAATTTTTAATTTTCTGTAAAGGCTTTCGGCGTTGGTTGACCCTCCTACTTTGATTATTCCAACTGCTGAGTTCATTGAGGCTATTCTTCTTTCTATTAACTGTTTAAATCTTATATCCTTAGTTTCTTCCAGTTGTCCTTTTAGGGTTTCAATTCTATTTTTAACTGCACTCTCGGTTTGCATTTCTTCACCTTTAAATTTAATTTTTTCATTCCTATTTCCTCCTCCTCCTAAAGCAATAGCATCTTCTCTAATCTCAATATCTTTAACAACTAATTTTTCTAAAAAACCAACATCCGACTCTTGAATATTTTCAAGTTTTGTCCCTTTAGTTTTATCAATAAATCTTGAGCCGCAATAAATAGCTAAATCGTCAAATTGGTCCGTTCTAAGACTTGGAACAGCTACGGGGTATATCTCAATTCCTGTTGGCGTTCTCTGGCCTGAATTATTTATATTAAACATTGTTAAATAACATTTTTTTAAAACTTCCTCTGAAAAATTAGGGGCTATTACAATTACTTTAGTATTTTTTTGTAAAAGTTTGCTAAAAAGTCTATCTGCTTGTGCCGTATTGTTTAATTCATAATTAGTAACTAATACAGGACAATCAACGGCAACCATCTCAAATTTTTGAGCATTATTTAAAAATCCTTTAGCTGGGACTTTCGCCGAAAATCTATGTCCTTTAATTATTTCAGTTTCAATTTCTCCCTTATATCCCTCTACTACATCGATAAATCCGTCAACTCCTACCTCCCAAGCCATTTGAGCAATTAACTTACCTAATTTTTCGTCTTCTACTGATATAATAGCTATTTTTTCTAATTCTTCGATTGTTTTTACTTTTTTAGCTACTTTTTTAATTTCATTTTTTACTTTTTCCGCACTTTCTAAAATCTGTTTTCGTATTTTAACTGGATTTTGATTTTTATTATTAAATCCTGAACTTTCTGAAAAAAGAGAATAAATTTTATTATATAAACTTCCTCCGATTACAGTCGTAGTTGTTGTTCCGTCGCCAACCTTTTCATTAGTCCTTTTTACTGCTTCTTTAAAAGTGTTAGCCGTCAATCTAACGAATATATCTTTATTTTCTTGCACTTCTGCTACTGTGTAACCATCATTAGTTATTCTTGAGCTTCTCCCAAATGTTCTATATAATAATCCATTTCTTCCGTTGGGGCCGAGAGTCCTCTTAACTGGCTCGTAGATTGAATTAACTCCTCGTAAAATAGCTTGTCTGGCTTTATCATCAAAAATAGTTTTTGTTGGTCTCATAATTTGAAATTTATTGTATTAAAAATTAACTCTTTTTCTTTTTGAAGTTTTTTTTTCTTTTTTAATTCTTGTTTTTTTTTAGCTTTAATTTTATGTTCTTTTTTCCTCTTCGCTTTGGATTTCATAAATAAAAGTTGAATAACCAAGTTCTTTTAATTCTTTTTCTAATTCTGGAGAAATGCAAATATTCATATTATTTTTTCTTTTTCTTATAAGGTTTAATTTTACCAGATTTTGTTTTTGGCATATTTTCTATTATTCTATAAATTAATACTCCTTTACTCATATTCTTTATCTACTAAAAAGCCTATTTGTGGAGTTAGTTCTTGATTATCATCTTGATATTCTTTAACTGAATCAAATTTAAGTTTTACCTTTTTTTCTTTTTTAATAGCCTCGCCGATACTATTAGCTTTTATCTCTTTCTTATACCAAAATACAAACATATTTTTCATATTTAATCCTCAACGAAAAGTCGGTATTCAACGAATGCTAAACTACGCATTGAGGATTGGGACTTTAATTATAAAGTCAAATTGTAGTTTTTTTTCGCTGAAAATTAAATAAAAAAAGACGGAAAAAACCGTCCTGTCAATGGACTAACAATTCTGAATTGTGCCATTTGATTTATCATAAATTTGTTCTTAATTTTATTATACGCTCTATAAAAAAGTTGGCAAAGCTAATTGTGGATAACTCTATGCGTCGCCACAATATATGTTTTACGACGCTTAACTAAGTTTTCACTCAGATTTAAAATAAATAAACCTTTAGAACCTAATATAACAATAGTAATTTTTTGAAAACAATTTATTTATTATTTTCGTTATCCCTTTTTTTCTTTCTTTTTTTTTGCATTATTAATGCTATCTGAGCCGTCTGTTGGTCTTCACCAGAGCAGGCGATTAAATGAAAGAAACAACTATCCACCAGTTAAGGATTAGGATATAGCCCAAGTTGTTAAGTCAGATGTGCTAATTGCTGCTCACTATTTTTAATTAAAATAACATTTTAAAAAAGTAGGGGCAACCTTTGAAAAGTGTATAACTTTTATTATGCGTCGTAAAACGTTATTTATAATTTTAAAGTATGCTTAAATAAAGGGTTAAATACATCTATGCGTCGTAAAACGTAATAATTTAATTGACCTATTGTAAGGACTTGACTTTTACTTAAAAAAATGATATTATAAAAGTAATAAAAAAATAATTCAAATTATGCTACACCCTATCAAAAAACCTTTATGCCTGCTGAAAAGCTGGTCAACTAACAAATATACTTGTGATAGGGTGTAGCGTTAGTTGATTAACTTTTGGTGGGCATAAGGGTTTTTTTGTTAAATAATAAAAAAAATGGAAAAAGAAAAACCAAACTATTACGCTAATATTCCGGCTGATGTTAGATATTGCAAAGGCTTGAGTGCAAACGCAAAATTACTTTATGGAGAAATTACAGCACTTTGTAATAAAGACGGTTATTGTTGGGCTTCTAATAAATATTTTGCTGATCTATACGAAGTTAGCACTACTTCTGTAAGCCTTTGGATAAAAAGTTTATCCGATAATAACTTTATAGAATGTGAGATAGAAGACAATTATATTCGTAAAGTTTACTTAAAGGGGGTATTAAGAAAACTTAAAGGGGGTATTAAGAAAACTGAAAGGGGGGTATTAAGAAAACTTAAAGATAATAATACAATTAATAATACAACTAATAATAATACACAGGAAGATAAATCTTCCGTTACACCGAATAAAAGTAATACAACAATAAACTCTTTAATAGAAATTCTGTTAAAAGAAAAAAACCTTACTTCTTTAGACGGAACACAAAAAGAAAATAGACAATACGCTTTTCTTCTTATCAAGAATAAAATAAAACCAGAGTTTAAATCCCGATTAAACAGAGAAGCCACCGAAGAGGAAGTTATCAAGTCAGCGGAACTTATAATAAAAAACTCAGACAAATTTCATAAAAATAACCTAACTAATTTTAAATACTTTTATTACAATTTTGGTAAGTTAATCCAAAATCATTCTAAAAGTAAAAATATAATCGTATGAATTTTATCGTAAAACTTTCAAATGGCGACCGCTTTGTTGTTACCCCAGACGAAGCAAAGGCTATTGTTAATTCAGATAAGGGAGACACTATAACATTGAAAGAAAAAGGAATAATGATAGCAAAGAGTTATGTCGTGAGTGTTTACCCAGAGTCTAAAGCAGATGACATTGAAGACAGAAAAGAACAAAAGACAGGAGTGTTACACGACGGAACACTTGTAGAAAGACATTATAATGGGAGATGGGTAGTCCAAGGCAAAACAGTGCCGGACGATAAAGGCAACTATATGCCGATAGAAATAGACCCTGACTATTACCCAGAAATTAAATGTTTAAATGTTTTTTCAGAAAAAGAATTTAAAAAAATAGCTCATCTAAATCCGTCAGAAAGATTACAATTAATGATAAGAGATGTGAAACCAAGAAAACTAAATGCAGAAGCTAAATCATTAAAAGATTTAATAAATAAAAAAATCATTTAATATGAATTATCAAAATTTTTTTATGCGAAACAAAGATAAATGCGAAATATGCAAAGGTTTAATTAAAAAAAATAAATGCAGTATAAATATTCTAATGCACGATAGCACAAGAAAATATAAATCTGGAAAAAATATGATTTATTCTCAAACCATTAAAGGACATTATAAATGTATAAAAAATAAATTTAATTATTTAATTAAAAATCATTTAAACCGTTTTTAAGCAACCAATTTTATCTAAACGATAAGAATATACCAAAATCACCCCAAACACGCCTTAAAACTAATCCTGTTAAGCGTGGGGGCATTATAAACTAATAATTAAAATAAATAATATGAATAAAGAACACTACAAAAAATTAGGCTCCGAAATTATTAAAGTTAATGGAATGGGCATAATGGTTAAATGGAAATTTGAAATGCTTAAACAAGAGAGATCTATTGTGTGCCGAAATGAAAAATGGGTAATAGCTCGTGATTATCCGATTATAAGAGTAGAGAACGAGGGAAGAATGCCTTATTATATAGATAAGCAAGGCAATATATCTTTGCTTAATCAAGAATTGCACAATCATAATAATGCTAAGATTATCTACACCCCGAAAAGATACTCGGATATTTTGAGGGAACTAAATGGGGAAACAATACAAAATCAGTCAGTTGAAAAATATTCTCCGCCTATTGAGAGTTATAATGAAATGGTGGATATTGAAACAATTAAATTTTAAAAAATATGAATTATAAAAAATTTTTAGAAACAAAAATATTAAAAGTGGAAAATGTCGGTTTTGAAGTGGAAAACTTGAATAATAATTTATTTGATTTTCAGAAAGAAATAGTTAAATGGGCTTTAAAAAAAGGCAAGGCCGCTATTTTTGCCGATTGTGGTTTAGGCAAAACAATTTTACAACTTGAATGGGCTAATCAAATTGTTAAAAAAACTAATAAGCCTGTTTTAATTTTAACCCCTATTGCGGTCGGAAAACAAACAGAACAAGAAGCAATCAAGTTTAATATTAAAGCAAAAAGGATAAAAACAAATGAGGAAGTGGAAAATATCATTAACATTACTAATTACGAGAAATTGCATCTTTTTGATTTATCACAATTTATAGGAATTGTGCTTGACGAAAGTAGTATTCTGAAATCTTTTACTGGCAAAATAAGAAATCAAATTATTGAAAATTTTAAATATACTCCTTACAAACTTGCTTGCACCGCCACTCCCAGCCCCAACGATTTTATGGAAATAGGTAATCACTGCGAATTTTTGAATATTATGAGTAGGACTGAAATGTTATCAATGTTTTTTATAAATGATGCTTCTGATACAAAAACATGGAAATTAAAAGGACACGCCGAAAATGAATTTTGGAAATTCATAGGTTCGTGGTCTGTAATGTTTAACAAGCCATCTCAATTAGGATTTAATGATTGTAATTTTGAATTGCCAAAATTAAATATCATTTCCCATATAGTTAAATCAGAAAATAATAATAAAGATACATTATTTATTATGCCGGCAGAGGGATTAAATGAAACAAGAGTAGCAAGAAAAGAATCAATTAAAGACAGATTAGAAGAAGTTAAAAAAATAATATCTAAAAATCCTAACGAACAATATCTTATTTGGTGTGATTATAATTCAGAAAGTGAGTTATTACATAAAGAATTAAAAGAAAGCGTAGAAGTTAAAGGAAGTGATAGCAACGAACATAAAGAGAAAGCAATGATGGATTTTTCAAATAGTAAAATCAAAATTCTAATTTCTAAACAATCAATTTGCGGCTTCGGTATGAACTGGCAACAATGCAATAATATGATATTTTTTGGATTATCTTATTCTTATGAGGGTTATTATCAAGCTATTAGGAGATGTTGGCGTTTCGGACAAAAAAAAGATGTTAATGTTGAAATTGTTTTATCAGAAAAAGAAACTTCAGTATTAGAAAATATCACAAAGAAACAAAAACAACATCAAAAAATGTCTGAAAACATAATTAATAATACTAAACAATATTTTTCTAATTCAGTTTTTAAAAATAATTATATGGAAAACAAAGTAGAAACAAAAAATTACACAGCTATACTTGGAGATAGCATAGAAAAAATTAAAGAATTAAAAGATAATAGCATTGATTATCAAATTTTTTCTCCGCCTTTTTCGTCTTTATATACTTATTCAAATTCAGAAAGAGACATGGGAAATTGCAAAAATGACGATGAGTTTTACAAACATTACGAATATCTAATTAAAGAACAATATAGAATATTAAAACCAGGGAGGCTTTTGTCTTTTCATTGTATGCTTTTGCCAACTTCAAAATATAGAGACGGTGTAATTGGTTTGAAAGATTTTAGGGGTGATTTAATCAGATTGTATCAGAACGCTGGATTTATTTATCATAGCGAAGTTGTTATTTGGAAAGACCCTGTTGTTGCAATGCAAAGAACAAAAGCTCTAGGACTTCTTTATAAACAATTAAAAAAAGACAGTGCAATGAGTCGTCAAGGAGTGCCAGATTATCTTATAACGATGAGAAAGCTGGGAGATAATAAAGAACCTATAACCAAAAAGCCAGAGAATTTTAGCGTTGATATGTGGCAAAAATTCGCTTCGCCAGTTTGGACTGATATTAACCAATCAAACACATTGCAAAAAAAATCAGCCAGAGAAGAAAAAGACGAAAAACATATTTGTCCTCTGCAATTAGATGTTATTGAAAGAGCCTTGTATTTATGGACAAATCCGAATGATACTGTTTTTAGCCCTTTTATGGGGATAGGTAGTGAGGGATATTCAGCTCTTAAATTGAGAAGAAAATTTATCGGTATTGAGTTGAAAAAAAGCTATTATGAGCAAGCCGTTAAAAATCTGAAAATATCCGATAATTTAAAAAAACAGGAAACTTTATTATAATATGCAATCAAAAAAACATAGCTTTATAGAAAGTATAATAAATGTTTTAATCGGACTATGGTTTACACTTATATCAATAATTAGAAGTTATATGATAAGAAGATTATTTAATACTTTTCTATTAAAAAAATATGAGCCAAAAAGAAAGAATTTTAAATCAACTTAAAAAAAATGGTTATATAACTCGCAACCAATGTCTAAAAAATTATATAAGCAGGTTGGGTGCGAGAATTAAAGATTTGAAAAATGAGGGGTATATAATTGAGGGAAAGAATATTAAAACGCAATACGGAGAGGATTATATTTATTATTTAAAGGTGGATAACTTTTCTGAAACTCCACAAAATCCCTTTATTTAAGCCATTTTATTATAATATAAGTAAGAGGACTTGACAAGATTATTTAATTATGTTATACTTAAATTAAGAATAAAAAAACTTTAAAAATCTTTGCCGAAATTTATAGGCAACAAAAAAGTTTAAAAAATTCTTACTAAAATTGAACTGATAATATGGCATAACCACTTATCGGTTTATCTTAAAAAATTAATTGTGTGATATAGAGGGGGAGCGGATTGATTGATTGTTCACAATTCAATCATCAACCCTCCTCTATAACAAAAAAAGTATGGACATATTAGAACAAGACATTATGCACGAAGTTAATCAAGACTTAACAGAACAAGCCATTTTGTCAGAAATTAATCAAGGGCTTAAAAATTCTGAAACCTTAGGTGAGTTTATTGAAAATTACGAAGACGAAATCTACGAATACTGGAAATTAAAAGGTGAAGACCCAGAGCCATTCTATTCAGAGTTTGCTCAATTTGCCCAAGAATTGTGGGAAGAATATGAGAAAAAAACAATGCCTTTTTAATTAAAATAAATAATATGACAAAAGAAAATTTAAAAACAGCGATTGAAAAACATATAAAATACACGAGAAAAGTTTATCATCAAATACCGAAAGAATTAGAATTTTCAAAAAAGTGGGCAAAAGAAAATTATCAATTAGCTAAAAAACTTTTAAAATTTAATTAACAAAAACAAAAATGAAAAACAAAAAAATCTCTTCCTCGCTAATTTCATATAACATAAAAAAGCGGAGAAAAAATAAAATCAAATTAATTGTAGCTCAAATCTTATTACTTATCGGGCTTAGCGTAGCTGGAACAATCGCCTATACTAAGGTTAGAACCGATATAATGCGG